CCGTTGGAAGAAGTTTAACCAGCAGATGGTGGACTTAGAGAGGATCAACAGAGGACCATACCTGCTTGCTGAAGCCCCTGAGGAACGGGGGGCTTTCGATGACTACCCCGACAGCCTAGCCTTGGCCTGTTGCTTGACAGTATACGATGTTATGCCAACTGTGTCCGTTGCTGAAAATCCATTCTTCGTTTAGTGGTATTATAGAGGTCAGGTACCTACCCGTATTCCCCGGAGGATTTCATGGCTAATGTAGCAAACCCAACAGTCGCTCCCGCAGCGCAGTTCCCTGAACGCGGACCCGAGGTTGGTAGCCACGGGTTTGAGCGTGTTCTCGGACCCGACATCCCGATGCAGCGTGGCCCGCTTCGCTTTGAAGAGGGTGTCGCTACCGATACTGACGTGCCCAACGATTTCATGGTTGGCTCTCAGATAGACGTTTCGTCGGCCCCCGGTCGTGCTAACCACAACAACCCGGCGATGTTCTACAAGCCCGCCGAGCAGACGATGGCAGAACGTGCCCACGTCGGCTCCGCCTCATGGATTGAGGCTCCGTCGGTCCTTGGAGAGTTCGTTCAGGGTGTCGTGGCTGGAGATGGAATGCCCAAGTTTGAGCGTTCCTTCAACTCTGGCGCACACATGAACCGACCGAGCGCTGTTCGCGTCAACGACTGACCCTCTCTGACACTGGGGAGGTAGATCATGGTCTGGAGGGACAACGAGTACCCTCTGATGGCCGAGGATCTCCCCAAAAAGAGTCTTAAGAAAGCACGGGACTCCCATAAAGAGTATGGGGCGACTGTAACTAGTCGGTTAATACCTAATATCGAAGAAGCAAGTCGTAGGAAACTGTCGTCGTCCACGCCTGCTGGAAGGCTCAAGGCTGCTCGCCAAGAGGCTACCCTTAAACGGATAGCCCCGGTTGTCAAGGACAACCCGTGGACGGTTGAGAGGATGAGCAATAATCGGGCGAACTTGATCAAGTCCGCTGTTGTACGTGCTCAGGAAGCGGGCGCTAACCTACGAGGGGCTGGCTGGTACTTTGGGCACCACAGCGATGTCCGTGATGCAACCCCCGGAACATCTATTGACGTGGCGTCTGCGGCTTCAGCAGGACTGAGTCCCCAATCTGACCCCAAAGCAGATGAGATTCCCAATCTTAGGAGTATTCATTCTGCGCTAGGTTCTGAGCAGACAGTAGTACAGGTCAAGGATGAGTTTCAACCCAAGACCTATGACCGAGCAGGCACTACCCCCGGACAGAGGTTAACTGTGGCTGACGCCACTACTGACCAGTTGGCTACAACCAACATTGGTGGTAGCACCGTGCAGAACCAAGCGAGGGCTATTGGTGCGTTGCGAGGGGAAGTTCCTCCTGAGCAAGTGAATCGTGGTGCTAAAACAAAGTCGTACCAGTTGGGTATTAGAGATGCTGTACCTGATACGCCTGAACACTTGGATTATATGGGGGCCTCCCACCACATGGTCCACGGTGACCCCAACCAAGGCATGTTGATGTTTGACAAGGCTGAACCGGGGGATTACCCACGAGAATCCATGATGTCACCTGACAGAACTACTGCTGAAGATACGTGGATGCAAGCCATTGGTACTGGTCAACCCCTGAAGTACACAGACGTAGGAGGGGCGAGTGCCAAGCCTGCTAAACGCTTGGTGGACAAGTCAGCCCCTCAGGACCCAGCCCGCTTGAATAAGACCGATCTAGGTATTCTTCAGGAGGACATAGGCCATGCTGACAACATCAGACCTGATGATGTGATCCATGCCATTCAGAACATGGCTACCAGACGTGCCGCCGCCAAGATGGGGCCTGTTTCGTTCAACCAGTTTGGAGAGAACATCGCTATGCCAGCGGTGATGGCTCAGGAAGTGGCGTGGACTGAGGGCCGAGTTCAGGCAGGGGCTGACAGCGCGTTTAACCTTGAACAATCAGAGGCAAGGGCGGGGGAGTCTGACAGCAAGAGCACCCCGCAGTTGCCGGGGTTTGCGAGGGCCTGATGACCGAAGCATGGGGACTCGTCGTGGCGGCACTGGTCACTGGTACCTTTGGTGTACTGGGAGTCCTGCTACGTAGCCTTCGTAGTGAGAACCGTCGGGACCACGCCGATGTCGTCAAGAAACTCTCTGTCGTCTCTCGTGCCCTTGAGGGCCTCAAGGGGTCTGTGGATAAGAATGGTGAGTTGTTGAGCAACCACTTGGAGTGGCATACGACGCCTACCAAGGCCCTCCGAAAGAAGAAGACACCCGCCAAGAAGTGAAGTGCTCACCTGAAGGTGTTGTGTCGTGTAACATGAGTAGTAGCAGAAGGAGTACTTGCCTTGATGGACGCCCAGCCCGTGACCCTTGTAGAAGCCCTAGAGACCCCTCTTCGTAGTCCCCGACCCCGTGACTGCCTGTTTGCTCGTCTCAGCGATGGGCTGGAGGAGGAAGAGCAGACAGCCCTGAATAAGGCGTTGGATAAGATCAGATCCGATCTTAACAATGGACAACGTAAGGTCTATTCCACAGCATGGCTGGCGACAGTGCTTACCAGTCAGGGGTACAGCATCTCGGCAGCGACGGTTCAACGTCATTTGCGAGAGGCGTGTGGCTGCTACGCCGCTGGTGAACTCCAGTGAGTACGGCCAGCGAACTATCTAAACGCTTGAGCAACGGACCACCCAAGCAGGCCCTAGGCAAACTGGCCGACCTATTGGATCGGCATAATATAGACTTAGAGGAGATTGGGGACATCAAGAAGGTGTCCCTGTACCAGTCTCTAACGAAGGACGCCGATGGTGAGGCTCAGATACATGATCTGGTTGGTATTCAGATTTCGCCATCGTGGGAAGCGGGCCCGGAGTGGCCCGTCATCCACCCCGGACCCATCATCAAACTTCCCAAGGGTGCTACCCCCACCAAAAAGAAGACGGCGTTAAAGACCTGTGTCGTACTACCCGACATGCAGATCGGGTACTTCCGAAACAAGGATGGGGAACTGGAGGGAACTCACGACGAGGAGGCCATAGCGTTGGCTGTGGCAATGGTCTCCGACATCAAGCCCGAGTTGCTGGTGCTGGTCGGAGACAATCTGGACCTCCCAGAGTTGGGTAAATACCGTCTGGCTCCAGCCTTCCAACAGACCACCCAAGCATCGGTGGACCGGGCCACAGAGATTTGCGCCCAGTTGAGGGCTGCTGCTCCCCATGCTGAGATCAAGTGGTTGGCGGGCAATCACGAGGAGAGGCTGACCAACTTCATGTTGGACAACGCTGCCGCAGCCTTCGGTATCCGTGTCGGTTCTCGCCCAGAAAGTTGGCCGGTTCTAAGTGTCCCCGGCCTGTGCAGGTTGGACGACTTCGACATTGAGTACCTTGCTGGGTACCCCGCTTCCTGTGTGTGGATCAATGAGCACATCAAGGTCATCCACGGCGACATGGTCAGGTCTAATGGTAGTACCGCTCATGCCTACCTGAACCGTGAGAAGGTATCGGTACTCTATGGACATATACATCGTCGTGAGTGGGCAGAGATGACTCGGGAAGACTATGACGGTCCTCGGACTGTCGTCGCAGCGTCACCCGGCTGCTTGGCTAGAATCGACGGAGCGGTGCCATCCACTAGGGGGGGCACCGACTTAGACGGCAGGCCCTTGATGAGACACGAGAACTGGCAACAGGGCCTCTGCGTGGTTCAGTACGAAGAGGGGGACGGCAGGTTCAACCTTGAGATGGTGACGATTCGTGATGGTTGGGCCATGTACAGGGATAAAGAGTACTGTAAGTAATGGTACACTTGGGTATGTCTGATACCCCCACTGACCTATCCACCAATGACCCGGTGGACATGAGTGGTCCAGCAGTCTATGAGCGCATCAACCCAGACGAGGTCGTTCGGGAGATGCACGAGGAGGGGGGGCTATCGGTTGATCCCCGCACCGGAGAGCGTCCTGAGGTGGGTGTCTTTGTTTCAAAAGAGGGCCACGAGCAGAAGCACGCCCTTGAGTCATTCGGCAAGGAGCAGTTAGCCACGTACATCAACTCACCGAAGCATCTGGACGCTCTAACTGGATTGGACTCTCTAGTTGGGGGCTGGAGTGAAGGAGAGGCTTACTTGGATGTATCTCGTAAGTTCCCTGAATCGCCAGATGGGTTTAGTGACTCACGCACCTTTGCGAAAGAGAACAACCAGATCGCTTCGTTCCAACGCTCAAACTTCACCACTGAGTACAACCCCAATCACCCGAAGAACATTGCTCCGGGGCATGTGCTTGTAGAAGGTGAGGCTGATCGGTGGGAGAGCAGCAGAGACCCCCTAGACACCGACCAGCCTATTGTGGAGCGCGAGTCCGACAACCAGCGCGGCTGGATGTTCGGCGGTACCTAGATCAACTTGTTGTTGGTCAGGTAGACCAGCACAGCCACAGTCAGGTCTTCAGCGATCCCCTTTAGGACCTTGTTGTGGTCAACGACCAACCGCTCCACCGTGTCGGAGAGGAACACCTCAAAGTAGTGTTCCAGCCATCCGTACTGAAACTTGTTGACAAGGTCAGTCGATATTTTGGCGATAAGTGCCTGATCAGGGTATGTTTCTAGGGGATCAGTCACTACCGTACTTTCCGTTCCGGGCATGGTTTCGCTCCTTGGTTCATCTGGCTCATGTATAATAGTAGCCGCTGACCCTATGGGAAAGCAAGTCCTATTTCCGATCAAGGAATGTTGCATATGATTACGAAGGATCTAGTAGAGAGAGTTCTAGCCACATTTGTTCAGGCCTCACTCGGCGCCATGACCTCCAACTCAATGTTTGACCTTGGTGTTGATCAGTGGAAGATGATGGCTGGTGCGGGTGTTGCTGCCGCTATCTCAGTATTGAAGGGCGCTTTGGCCTCCAAGTTGGGGACGAAGGGCACGGCCTCATTGGCCGACTGACCTACTCAGACACCACAGATGGTGTATAGTATTGAGTAGTTGCTACGTAGTCTTACCTCAGGTGTGATCCTTTATGGCTGTTGATTTCTGGTCTCCGTCCTATAGGGCCTCGGCTAGTGATCTAACGGTTGCAATCTCACCGCTCGGCCTAGTTGAACTGGCCGATGAGGAGTTTGAGGTCCACGGCCCACGCCTGAATCGCTATTCAGCAGCGTGGGCGTGGTACCTCGGACATCACTGGGCGTACCGCCGAGAGTTCGGTGAGTCCCAGTTCTATCTGAACTATGTCCGCACCATGTCGGACTACATCACTAACTTCTGCTTTGGCAAGGCCGTACAGTTCCGCACCCCGGAACAGAACAACGCTATTATCCCCCACCTCCTCAACAAGGTGTGGGAACAGCACAACAACAAGGAACACACCCTGTGGGAGATGGGCCAGTTGGCATCTGTCACTGGGGATTGCTTCGTCAAGGTGGCCTATGAGGAGCCCTACGTAGACCCCATAGGGATTCCTATTGCGGGTAAGATTCGCATTCTCCCCCTTAACCCAGCCCACTGCTTTCCCGAGTACCATCCCCACGACAGGACCCGCCTGCTTC